TATAAAGCAGATTCGGCAACTGCCTCAGTAACGTTTCTGCTAGGGTCCATTAGTTTTAAATTTGTTTCAGTAAATAATGTTGTAAGACCCTCTTCTATAGATTCGGTAACACCTTCTTTTGCAGATACCTCAACCCCCTCCGCTATGGCTTTACCGATATAATCAATAGCTTCATCTGATCCTCTAAAAATAGATTTAGCTAACGCATTTCCTCCAACAGCGCTTGTCATAACCGTAAGTAGTGAAGCTATAACACCGCTATTTGCAGATAAATTTGACGCATAAAGTTCTGCATCTGTTTCACTCATACCTTGCGCAATAGCTGCTAAATATGCCTCGTCAAACACTGCTCCTTGGGTTCCAAAATATGCTTCTGCAGTGTCTGCAGCTAATGCACCACCTACGCCAGCGGTATTACTTACTACATCTACAAACTCATCGCCAAATTTTCTTGGGCTAATTCTATTAAACACATTAAATAGACCCTCTGTGGCTTTTTTAGCTGCCCCGCCAACTGCAATATTAAAAATTTCTTGCACCATTTCTTTGCCTATATGGTCAGCGGCAAAGTGTATTGGGTCTGAAACCATAGCATTACCTATGGCCCTCGTTTGCAACATAAGAACTTCGTTATCGTTAGGCTGTCTATTGTTCTCTTCTATAAATTTAGCTTTAAGGTTTTTATATTCCTCTGAATCCTGTATCCTTTTCTCTTTCCATTCCTCAGTAGCTGCGCCCTCAGAAAAAGTAAGTGTATCCGTGGCTATAGATTTTAAATAATCAGACGCATCTGTGCGATTTGAAGCTTCGAGAATATCGGCAACAAAACCTATGGATTCTCCAAGACCACCAGCTATAACAGATGCGACATTTCTAGCAAATTCATCATTTTCGAATGCTTCTTGATTAAAATTATTTGGGTCAAATCCAAATTTTTCTATAAGTGATCTTACAGCCCTTGCACTATCATCAATATTTTTATCGCCTGTTAGCTCGTGATATTTTACTAAAAACTGAGCTTCGTAAGGCACTAGTTCAGTTACAGTTATTGTGCCGCCATTATTAAGAGTTACGTCATACCCAAGGGACATAAGCCTAGCAGCCTCTGTTATTTCTTCTAACGTAGCGCCTTCAGCGCCCACAGCTAAAGAAACTTTAAGTGCTTCTTTGGTGGTAGGGTCTGCGTTATATGCTGCCGCCTGTGCCTCATCATTTTCTTGACTTCGTCGTATAAACTCCTCATCTGAAACAAACAATCTTGCTGCTTCGCCGTCTATTATTGTCATTATAGACCTAGCTTCTCCATTCACTACATCCGCATATGTAACACCCTCATCTAATTGTATTCGATCTAAACTTTTGCTACCGTCATCACCAACGGTGGTATTTATAGCATTTACTATACCGTCACTAATACGGATTATATCATCTGGCCCTTGCACAGAAGAAAATACAGGCGCTTCTTCACGTATATATTTTAATGCTGCTGTCTGCTGCGCGTTATTTAAAGCAAAAATGTCTAAACCCGCGCCACCTAAAGCTTGCTGCAATAGAGAAGCGTGAAAATCGTTTGTTCGTGTTTGTAAATCATTTACAAACGCAGACGTTTGGTTCTGTAAATAATGTGCATGGATATCTTCATCTGGTCCTAACCCATAGAAAGTGCGGTATACATCTTCGTTAAGAGAAGCTGGATCAAATTCTGTTAGCCCCGCATTTACAACCATAGTGGATATGCTTGCAATTTCGTTTGTTAATTCTTCTACGCTTTTAAACTCACCACCAGCTAACAACTCATCTATGTCAGTCAACATACCCTTTAACGAGTTATCATAAGTATTTCTAAGGCCAAGCAGTGTTTCTCCTATTTCGTTATACGTATCTCTAAACCCTGCCTTAGCTTCAGCATTATCATTAGTATAAGCCGTGTAAGCCGCGCCCGCTGTGTTAACTGCATCAAGGTTTGCTTGGTTCTTGTTCGCGTTATAAAACTCTACTGCGTCTTCCCATAACCCATACAATCGCTTTTCCTCGTTGTATATGGTCGTATAGCCATTACCAGCTTCAGTAAAACTTTCTAACGCAGTGCTAACCTCTTCAAAAGCTTCTACTGTCTCGCCTTTATTGCCAAACAGCGTATCTAACTTATTATTTATACCTAAACCTTCAGAAGAATTTATAAAATCTCGTATTTTATCATCAGCTTGCGTTTTAAGGTTTGCAAAAAACGCGTCAGTTGGCTCTAAACCGCCTTCAATCGCAGCATTTAAACTAGCATTTAAGCCATCTCCAACGACACGTACCATATTCTCGTCAAAAACATTGCCTAAACTTTCTTGTAGGTTGGAAAGAATTTGTATGTTACCAGTATACCCGCGTACCAAACTACTTAACGCGTCTTCTGTTACATTACCCCCTTGAACAGCAGCGATTATACCTGCAGTAGCACTATCCCTTATTCCTGCGCCTAAATTAGTCCATTCTTTTTGACCCCCAACTTCGTCTGTAATTACGTTACCAAGCGCGTCGTCTACAGCACCTAATGTATAACCCACCCCTACAGCAAGATTACCTGTTAAAAATGCGTTAGATGCAGCTTCAAAATTAAAACTACCGTCAGCAGGATTAAATGAATGTATTAGAGTAGTAGCAAATTGTTCTGTCCCGCCAGTTAAAGCAGTAGATAATGCACGGCTAGCGCTATCAGAAATGTTTCCTATCTGCCCAACGGCCTGTTCAATAGAGGAAGAAGCTTGATTACCAACTATATCGCCAACTGTGCTACCCGCATACGTTAGAGCCATACTCGTAATTATATCTTCTGCAGAACCGCCTCTATACGCTGTAGAAGCACCTTGATTAAGTGCTAAAGCTAGTGGCCCTCCAAACCCTGTTATCAACAACGCTGCTGTGCCGATTGTACCAAACGGGTCTTCTACAATAGCTGCAGCTATATCTTCTGCTGTAGCGTTAAAGTCTAATTCTAACGCTTCGCCTTCGTCGAATGGGTTTAGGTCAATGGTATCGTAATTACGGGTGGCATAGTATAATTCATGCTCCGCAGTACCAAGTATATCTATGTCTAAAAAATCTATTTCTGGGACTTTACACATTTATCTACCTTCCTGCACGTTCACAGTAATAAGCAATAGACCTGTGTCTTTAGATTTTCGTATTTCCATAGGGTATCGCCTACCAATAATTGGTGCGACAGGCATTAAGTTTTCATTTTCAGCCGTAAATTTTAACACAGCTATCTTTCTTTGTTTTATTTTAGCTAAATAATCTAACATGTTTTTTAACATGTTTTTAGGAGTATCTGCATTATACATTACTACAAAAGCTACAAGCATGCCTTTTTTATTTTTTCTAACAGGTATAGTTATAAAAACAGTATTTCCAAACTGATCTATTACTGCATTTTTATTGCTACTTAATATAGAAGCTGTTTGTAATTGCGCTCCCATACTTTGATTAGGATCACCCATATTCTCAATGCCTTTAGCAATGACAGTGGGTATGTCCATCTGTTCCATTACGTGACCTCAAGAATACTTGCTACTACGTGTAACCTGTTAGCAGTAGCGGCGGTAACCTTTAGTATTTCTTCGGCTTGTACGATTAGCGGTGCCGATAGAAGCTCTAACGTGTTATTAGCAGATACAGCTTTAGTCTTAAATAAACTAAACACATCTGACCCGCTGGTAATCGTTAAGGTGATCGTGTCAGCGTTACCGCTGTCTTCAGAAACAAGAATAGATTTAACAATGCCAGTTGTAGACGCAGCACAAGTGTAAAGCGTAGTTATGTTAGTGGTGGTTAGGTCTACCTTTGCGTTTACGTATGTGTTTGCCATTAACTCAAGAACCACCCTATTGCATCAGTTTGGTTTGCTAGTGACCTATCCCGTAACGTATTATCGACCTGATTAAAATACAAACGAAGTACTTTATTAAACTGTTCAAACTCAAATGCAGAATATTCATCGGGCGGGTATGGCAGGGCAGGGGCCACAAATCCTACGGTATAATCATTACTAGCCATTACCGTCTCCCGTCTGGACGCATATCAAGGCGCGGTGCGCCTAACTGCCACTGTACTCCTGTGGTGCTGGAATCGACCTTTAAAGACATCTGTCTACCCCTGACCCTAGTGTGTATCTGACTCGTATAGACATCTACAGGTGAACTTGCTGACCGCACAACTGTGCCTGAGTTTACGCCGCTTTCTGATGCGGGGCTGTTTCTGCCAGAGCCTGATGAGTTAAGGGGAAACAACGTCATGGTTATTGTAGGTGTGTCACCTGTAGACCCCTCAAAAGACACATCAGGAAACATCCTAGACACAAGAGCAAACTGATGTCCGTCTTCTAAATCAAACTGTGCAGACGTAATAGATGCAGTAATAGCTGCAGGCGTTCCTGTCTCATTATCATCAATACCGTTTTCATGGTCCACAAGCACAGAGTTATACGTGGCTGCAAGAGGGAAACTTCTAAGACCGGAGTCTAGCCATGCAGTGCGTGCCATGTTTCCATAGTACCAGATATCTTCTAGGTAATTATATATAACATACCTGTCTATGTTAGACGAAGCCGCAGAGCAATAGAACCACCATACCTCATGGAATGCTTCGTTACTGCCGCCAAACACCTGTACATACTGCAGGTCGTTAAAGTCTGTAAATATATACTTTCTAAGATCACAACGTAGTGGTTGCACTCGACCATCGTATTTGTAAAACTTGTCCTTACCCATCCAGTATGAAACACCGTTGGCGTAAGCCACAGCATTCTGAGACGCGATAGAAGTTTGCTCACCCACAATCGTAGCGCCCCATACACCAGACCCTGCGCCCACATACTGCAGAGAGTAAAGTGAAGAATCAGTCCAAACCAAAACTTCTTGTCGTGCTTGTTGTGCGGTTACAATCTCTGTACCACGTGACAAGCGAAGACTACCTGCCTGTGTAGTTGCAGTGGGTGTCCAGTTTACCGCGCTTTCTTGGTCAGACCACCGAATTAACATGGGGTCTTTGGACGAACTACCTATCGGATTAGTGCCAAAACAAAACACAAATCTATTAATATCAGAAACAAGAACATTGTTTACAATCGTTGGTACATCAGAAGCCCCAGCTAATGAAGTAAGTTCCACTGCACGTGTAGCAAGGTCACCGCTGGCTGCAGACGCGTCCCAATAATACAAACGTCCGTTACGGTGCGCGAATATTAAATCTTCACCAAAGTTTTGTTGTGACCATACACGCAGTGCCTCTGTATCAGACTCACCCTGACCCCAAGCACCTGATCCCCAACCACTAGCACCCCAGCCAACAAGTGGGTTAGCGGAAGATGCACCTGAGTTTATTTGATATGTGCCAACAACAGAGCTACCGCCGTTTCCTGAGTCTGAACTAGTGCCAGCAACACTAGTATACGATGCGTTTGTTATAGTTTCTACGCTAAAACTTTTACCTAATATAATGTAGTTATTTGCATCTACGACTTCTTCTATTTGGTATTCTTGGTTAAGTATATTAGCAACCAGATTGCCACCAAGAGATGCCGCACCACTAAACGTAACAAAGTCGTTTTTCTTAGCCCCATGAGCGCTATCGGCCACTGTAATACTAAAACAGTTTACAGCTACCCCATCACTGTGAGATGCTGCTGTGGATGCTGTAGATGTACCCGCAACCAAGGAAGAAGCACCTCTGGTGCAACCTGTTAATGTGTTACTGCTAATAGCTGAGTAGTCTATAACTTCGCTATCAATAATAATTTTACCTGCTGCAGGGAACCCTGTAGTATCAGCCAGTGTTATAGTTGTAATGGAAGCGTTTATTGCACCGTTCAAAGTAGAAGCCACCGCGCTAAACGTAACATCTCCTGCACTTGTAGTGGCGCGTAACGGGGTCACATCGTTGTAGCCCCCGCCACTTTCTATGTAAAACTTTAGGTGTGTGCCAACACCCACTAAGTTCTGGTTACTGAGCGTAATCCAGTTAAGAAGTGATCGTGCAAGCCCAAGAAAAGTGGCTTCTGATATGCGCGTCCAACCACCAATCTTTTCAGGTGAGCCTTGCCTAAACCTTATGTTGTCAGACTCAAACCAACCCCCCTCGTTAGTATAACGAGTGTTTTCTCTATTTACACCAGATTTAAAGGTTACCTTCTTTAAGGGCATAATTAGACACCTTTTTGGAAATGCGGCATGTCAACGAATGGGGTGCGTCCTTGGTCTACTCTTAGTTTAACATACGCGTTGTGTGCTTCTAGCATCGTACCATCCCAATCTAAGATGTTGTCGATGTGCCAAGCCCCACCCCATTTAAGCTGCTTGATGCCCATGTCCTTGGCAGTCTTTACAATCGCGTCACCTACATCGTCGTAAAACTTCAACTCCCAACAAACTCTAGGCCCAAGAAAAACCATAAAGTCAAAAGCATTACCTTCAAGATGTTTGCTTTTCATAGTCTTTGATGCACCGGATTCTTTTAGTTTGCGCTGTTCTTCAATAGTGCGAAGACCGCCTAAATGTGGAATACCAAAATCATAGGGTGTATTATGAATAGAGGCGCATACTAACGCATGAAGCTCTTCATCAATGCCTTCA